GACATTTAAAGAAGAAATTGAATTACAATCAAGAGATAATAAAATATTATCTTATGATATATTGAATCTACTTAAAGATAAAAATTACTTTTCGGGTAGGAGTAAACAAATAGGTGATACTGTTTTATTTGGTATGTTGAGAGAAGAAAGTAAAGAAAGTGACACTCTTTCATTGATTACATTTCATGAAGATGAGGTTGGGGTACTTTACGAAGAAGACAGTATATTCTACAATCAAAACAAAATAAATAAATTACCGAACATAAAAAGGATACAAAATGGCAATCAAGAAGAACAACTTTAATAAAGTTAAGGAGAAGTTTTCAACTTCCGCAAAATATAAGCCTCAAAGATTTCTTGACTTAGGTGGAGATTTCTTAGATGCAGTAGGTCTTCCTGGACCTGCAATTGGACACTTGAATATGTTCTTGGGTCACTCAGATACAGGTAAAACAACAGCAGCTATTAAGGCGGCAGTTGATTGTCAAAAGAAAAAGATATTACCTGTGTTTGTTATTACAGAACAGAAATGGTCTTTTGACCACGCAAAACTTATGGGCTTTGAGTGTGATGAAATTGTTGACGAAGAAACAGGAGAAATGGATTGGGGTGGATTTTTTATCTTCAATAACAACTTCAGTTATATTGAACAAATCACTGACTACATTAACTCATTGTTAGATGCTCAAGAAAAGGGTGAATTAGACTACGAAGATGAAGATGGAGTACAATCACCAAGCTTATGCTTTATATGGGACTCAGTGGGTTCTGTACCGTGTAAGATGACCTTTGACGGTAAAGGGGGTAAACAACATAACGCCTCTGTATTATCAGACAAGATTGGTATGGGTATTAACCAAAGAATTTCAGGTTCAAGAAAGGCTGATTCTAAATGGGAGAATACTTTAATTATCATCAATCAACCTTGGGTTGAATTACCTGATAATCCATTTGGACAACCAAAGATTATGGCTAAAGGTGGAAACGCTGTATGGTTAAACTCATCATTGGTATTCTTATTTGGTAATCAAAAAGGTGCTGGTACAACTAAGATTACTGCAACCAAAGACAAGCGTTCTATTAAGTTCGCAGTTAGAAGTAAGGTATCTGTATTAAAGAACCACATCAATGGTTTAGGATTTGATGACGGTAGAATTATCGTTACACCACACGGGTTCTTGGCGGGAAAAGAAACAACTGAAGAAAAAGCTTCAATTGAAAAGTATAAGAAAGAATATGCTGAATATTGGAAAGATATTATCGGTACGGATGGTGATTTTGATTTAAAAGAAGAGAAAGAAGATTAGTAACCCTCTAAAAAAGAGATGTGAGTAAGACCCTATTGGTTGACGGAGACAACCTATTTAAAATTGGATTTCACGGAGTGAAAGAACTCTATACAGACGGTAGTCATGTGGGTGGAGTGTATCACTTCATTAATACACTACGTCGTTTCCTTGAAGAGCATAACCACGATAAGGTGGTAGTATTTTGGGATGGTGATTCAAATTCATCCATCAGAAAAGGTATTTACCCACAATATAAGGGTAACCGAAGACAAGATATGAATGAGTACAAATACGAATCTTACTTGTTACAAAAGGCAAGAGTTAAGACGTATTTGGAGGAGATATTTGTCCGACAGGTAGAAATGGTTAATAACGAAGCCGATGACCTAATTGCGTATTATTGTAAAATTTCCGTAGACGAAAACATTATTATATTCTCAGGTGACAAAGACCTCACCCAACTCATATCGGAGTGGGTCACAATTTATTCTCCAGTTCACAAACAGTATTACAAAAACGGTGACAAGATTTCTATTAACAAGGTGGACATTCCTCATCAGAATGTAACCGTGTGTAAAATCTTTACGGGAGATAAATCAGATAACATTCAAGGTATTGAGGGATTAGGTGAAAAAACCCTTGTTAAATTATTCCCACAAATGCAGGAAAAAACATGCACTGTCCAAGAATTATTGGATATTGCACGAAATATCCCGCAAAAGAAACCTATCAAAAGTTTGTCAAATATTTTGACTGGTAAGACAAAAAGTGGTATACTTGGAGAAGAGTTCTATACAATAAACTCTAAAATCGTTGACCTTCATAGCCCTCTGATAACTAATGAAGGAAAACAACTTGTAGAACAAATTCACACCGACACAATAGACCCCACCGATAGAGGATATAAGAATTTAATGAGACTAATGATGGAAGACGGTCTCTTTAATTACCTACCTAAGAATGATGAGGCTTGGGTAAACTTCCTAAAACCATTTATGAAACTTATTAGAAAAGAAAAACGAAACAAAAATTAAAATTATGAAAGAGATGGACAGCACCAAAATGGAATTCCTTTTGACTCTTAACGACAACATCGTTGTACAGAGATTCTTTAATGTTAGGAACTACAATCCTAAGGCAAAGAACTCTTTGGAGTTGTATGAATTCATGAAATCTTTGAGTGAAGAACTGCATTATTATTTGAAAATGAAGACAGTTGTCTACATGATGGACAACAGAGATTCTATTGAGCATGATGCTTCAATTATGAACACATCATTCACTGACGGACCAGAAGTTTTTAACCTTTTTGTTAGGGTTGGGGAACAGACAATTTGTCATAGAGTTTTTGACGGAAAAAGATATCCACCAAAAGTTCGTTATACGGTTGACGTACGACCATTTTTGAAAGATGTCTTAAGAGAGCTGACTGACATTTTTTCAAATAACAAATTAAGTTACAAATATTTGGAATTTGATTTGAGTAAGTAACTATTTAATAATACAAGAGGGATAGAAAAGAAGATATGAATAAAAATTTTGATTACTTAGGGAATACATTCCAACTACAATTAATTAACCAAATCATAGAAGACAAAGATTTCGCATCATCAATTATTGATGTGATTGAGAGTTCTTATTTTGACAACAAGTACTTTAAAATCATCTTACAGATGATTAAGGAGTATCATTCAAAATATGAATCTTGTCCTAACTTTGATACTTTGGAACAGATTGTTAAGTCTGAAATCACACAGGAATTGGTTGCAAAGATTGTTTTGGATACTCTTAAGCAAATCAAAGACGCACCATTTGAAGGGACGGTTTTTGTACAAGAAAAAGCCTTAAAGTTTTGTAAACAACAAGAGCTTCAAAAAGCGATGGATAGGGCTCAAAAAATTATCACAGAGGGTGATTTTGAATCTTATGACAAAGTTGAAGGTTTGGTTAGAGAAGCCCTTCAGGTAGGTGAGGTTGAAAAGAATGTTACTGATATCTTCATGGGACTTGACACAGTGTTGGACGAGGACTATAGACATCCAATCCCGATGGGAATTGCGGGTATTGATAGATTACTTAAAGGCGGATTAGCCAAAGGTGAGATTGGTGTTATATTGGCTCCAACAGGGGTTGGTAAAACTACCATTCTTACTAAAATTGCAAACACAGCTTTCAACATGGGTTATAATGTTCTTCAAATATTTTTTGAAGATAACCCGAAGATTGTTCAAAGAAAGCACTTCACAATATGGACAGGTATTGAACCCGATAACTTGGCTCTTCACAGAGATGAGGTTATGAGTAAAATCACTGAGATACAAGAAACAATGAAGAATAAGTTAATTCTTAAAAAACTTGCTTCTGATACAACAACCATGAGTCAAATCAAAAATCAAGTTAGAAAAATGATTGCCGATGGAAACAAGATTGATTTAATCTTATTGGATTATATTGATTGTGTATTACCTGAATCAAGTTCTAAAGATGAGTGGAAAGCTGAGGGTTCAATAATGAGAGGTTTTGAAGCAATGTGTCACGAACTTAATCTTGTTGGTTGGACTGCAACTCAAGGTAATAGAAGTTCAATTTCATCTGAAGTTGTAACGACAGACCAAATGGGTGGTTCAATTAAGAAAGCTCAAGTAGGACACGTAATCATTACTGTGGCTAAGAGTCTTCAACAAAAGGAGATGAACTTAGCAACGATTGCCATTACAAAGTCACGTCTTGGTAAAGACGGAGTTGTCTTTGAAAACTGTAAGTTCAATAACGAACTTCTTGAAATAGATACTGAATCATCAGTTACATTCTTAGGCTTTGAGGAGCAACAAGAGGAGAGAAAAAGAGATAGGGTTAAAGAGCTTCTTGAGAAAAGAAAAGAAAGAGAATCCCAACAAAAAACCATTTAATTAAATATCTACTTTTTTAAAAAAAAACTTATTTTTTTAATCTAAATTGTTGGTCGATTGG